CTATAATTTCTTATACACTTGGTCTATTTCGGCGACAATAGAAAGCGATTCATCTAACGCTCTAATAACCTTTTGAAGATGAGCTCTATCTTTATAAGATAAATTTACCTCGTCCTTCTTACGATATTGTAGCCACTTCTTTATTACTTGGTACCCGCCCATTTCCATTTCCCACACTTCTTTAGGCACGTTCTCAAAGTATTGTTCTTTATTGATATATAATCTGGAATTATTTTCATCATATCTTATTTTGTCGACCCGGTTATCCCCTTCTACTTCATAGATAGCTAACTCTGAATCGTAATAGTCGTGTTTCAATAGATGGGTATCAATAAGGGCTTTACCTAACTTAGCGAGCAGTTTGAATCTCTTTACATTTTTAGTGAATAATATTCTGGGATAGTCCGTCTTTAAAAATTCATTATACCTTTCTCGATATGTAGGGGCGTTTAAAATAGCATATATGTAACTAAATATACCTATTGGTGGTAGTGGTATTCTATAAGTCTTTATTATGAATTTAAAAAAGTTATTACTGAAATTTATTTTAGGTTTGTCTACACCTTCTTCATGAATAAATAATGGAAATACAAAAGCTGTTCCCCATCTACTTGTTGTCATTCGCATATCAATAGTTTTATCAGTGACTAAAGTATGGTTAAAAAGTTTATTTTCAGCAACCTGCCTAACCGTTACTAATCCTAAATTATTGATATCAATGAAATTCTTCATTGTTTTGTATCTATCTCTTTTAAGTGCATACTTACCATAATAAATCCATCTATTATCAAACGGACGATAATCAAAATCTATAATTTCACTGTTATTTAAGTTAGATTTCTTAAATCTAGATAAAGTCCATCCTGAAGTATCTTTAAGATTATATTTTTCTCTTGTTTCAGATTCATCTGTACTATTTAATACATCTTCAATTCGGGTTAAGAGCTCATCTTTATCATAATCGACTACTAAACTATCTTTTCCCGTTTGAATTCCACTATTATACTCTACAAAAATATCGGTAATTTTCCAACCTTCTTCATATTCAGCTTCCCTATCTAATTTCTTTGGAACAAACCAATAAGTAGGTTCAACTGGGTTTAATTCAATCCAATCCAAACTACTTACACTGTTAGCTAAAAGCATACCATATTTGGTTTCTCTATCTGATATGTTGTTATCTAAAGTGGAATAATAGTGAAGTTTAGGTTCGTCTAATGGATTTTGGAGCTTAACAAATAACGCTATGTTCACTCCTACCATTACATCGAACACATTTTCGTCAGGTTCAAGTCTTCTTTTGTTACCGTGTAAATTAAGGATATATATTTCGTCAAAAGTGTCTAAAAGACTTTTTCTCATTACACGATGAGTTATACCATCTAAATAGGAATTATTAGTGATAACCCCCACTATCCCGAACCCATTTTGCTGAATTTTCCATTGGGCATAACGTAAGAATTTAATATAATCATCGTCTATATTTATTTTCTTCTCGTTTAAACCCTCTTTATAATCATTTAAAAGCCCTTTAATCCAACGGTACCCTTCTTTTTCAACACCGCTGGAATAATTTGAGTAAGGGGGATTCCCCATCATAACAAGAATATCTTCTTTACTTTTTATTATATTTGCATCTATTCCTTCTTTATTTAGTCTTGCGAAGTAATAATCTAACCCTTTATGTTCGGATATATCTAAGGTATCGGTTAAATAAATTTTAAATCGTTCATCGTCTTTTAATGAATATCCAATTTCTTCTAAATATTGTGATAATTTTAGGTGGGCTATGGTATATGGAGCGATAAGATACTCGAATCCATGATAATTTTTTAGAAGGCGTTCATGAATTAAATCCCCTTTCATTCCGACATCTGTGTTTTCTAAAGCTTTATCGAACGCTTCAAGAAGGAAAGTTCCTGTTCCTGTAGCAAAGTCTAAAACTTTTATATCTTCACCTTTTAAACCTTCTGGATTAAAATTTTCTTTCAAAAGATAGTTTATACTATTTACTATGAATTTGACGATGGGTATGGGCGTATAATAGACCCCTTTAGATTTTCGCTTACTTTGGTCGTAATCGCCCAAAAAGTTTTCATAGAAATAAACATAAGGGTCTTCATAATCGTATAATTCACTAAAAGATAAGCTATTTTTTAGTTCTTTCCTGTCTATCCTATTTAGGATATCCATAATTTCATCTAATATCCAATCAATATTATTGGGAATATCTTCGATGTCTATGGTCTTAAATAAATCTCTTAAGATACCCATCGATTTAGGAATGTATTTATGTGCATTTTCGTCACTAATCTTTTCTTTAGAATTGATTTCCGCTAAAAATAATCCATAAGTGATTGTTTGTGCGTAAGCATCTATAAAATCGTCTTGACTTAGGTTCTCTATTAATGTACGTTCCATTACATTTTTTAGACCAATTAACCTATCTTTATATTCGTTTTCTTCTTCAGCTTCTAACAATTCTTTTAAAAAGTCTCTAAATAGTTTAGTTCTTTCAGCAAGTAAATGAGAGAGTCTTTTAGGACTAACAATTGGTTTGGTAGAAAAAGTAAAAAATGATTTGAATATTTCTTCAAGACTGGCTATATTTGATTTATTTAACCGTTTATCAAAAGATTCGAATAATACACTTCCATACACTGGTTGGCCATTCTTGAATAAGATAAATTTGTTGTAGTTGGTAAGTATTAGGTTAGGACTAACCGCCACGTACTTCTTTAATTGTTCGGTTTCCCTTACAGCACGCCCTTCCAATATATCGTCGAGGTTAAATCCTAAAGGTTTAGTTTCGATATATCCTATGACTAACCCATTCTTTTCTATTTTAAAATCAGGTCTTCCGCTAATATCAGCATCCTTTGTGGGTTCGTGTATAACTTTGATATCCTTATCTGGTTTTATTTCATTTAGAAGGTTTTGAAAATAAGTACGATAAGTGTATTCTGTTCCATCGCCGTCGCTAGATGTAATCTCTTTGAAATAGGTTGAGTAAGGGTTCGCCGGCATACATTATACTATTATATAATATTAATATAAGTTCGCCGGTTAGACCTAAAAAAAAGACCCCACCGATAGGCAGGGTATACCCTCAATAGGGGTTATAGGTATGCAAAATTTTATTAATTGCTTAAAAATTAATGTGAATAAGGTGAGTAAATATGTCAAAAATTGAAAGCGTAGAAATAAAATTTAAAGATGGCGAAACAATAAGAGAAATTGTGAACGAAGAAAAGGAAGGACAAAAAACGGTTAAAATTCAAATTTCAACCGCTATTTTTATTCAAAAAAAATTATTAAAAACAGAAATTGCCCCTGAGCAGAACTACATTAATATGGAAGTGATTCCATTCCATAAAGTAGAATCTATTGAAGCTGTTGTAGTCGAAGAAGAAAATAATAAAGAAGCAATCATAGATACCTTAGACTTTTGGTAATTCATTTCTTGCTTTCTTTCTTGCTCGTTTTTTTCTTTGATTTCGGGGCTTCATAGACGATTTGAAGGTCTGTTCCTTTTTCTTTGTCAAAAACTTCTTTCAATTCTTGGAACTTAGCAAATGAGATATATTTTTCTACTTTCACGCCGTCTTCACGAAGGGCGACCATAAGCGGCTTTTTCTTGTATTTAGCGAGCCATTCATCAACCGCAGCCATTATTATTTCAAAGTCTTTTTTCTTAATCACGTAATCTTTTTTATCTGAATAATCCATATTATCACCTGTACATTATTTCCGGAGCTTCCGGGATTTCTTCTTCATCGTCTTCTTTTTCAAATAAAATATCGAACAATAAGTTTGAGACCGTTTTAATTGATTTTCGGTCTGGTTCAACTTCTGATATTTCTAAAGCGACTTCGTTACCGTCGACGACCATTGAAGCTTTTATTTTAACCATAAAACCACCTGCCTATTATATAATGAAAAACCAAACAAACACCTTGAAATAATAAGCGCACTATTCAATCTGATAAGGGGTAAAAAGAGACTAATATTTTACTTCTATAATCCCAAATATAGCGAATACACAAATAAACAACAATGTACCAGGAATGATTAATAATGCTCTTCAAATTGGGGGTAAAGGACTTATTAATTTAACTAACGTAACCCGTGGACAGGAAAATCAAATACAGATAACTATTCCCCAAAACCCCAGTGCATCTAATATAATATTATGGAAAGGTGGTAGTGTTCCCTTGAAATATGCCCAGGTATGGACAAAAACAGACACTACATACACTATCCTCTACTATTTAGATGGAACAGGCACGACAACAACATCCCTAAACTACTTATGGCTTAAAAATGTTTAATATCCACTTCTTTTACCTATGGCAAACCATACTGCGTTTCGTCCTCCAGTAGTCGCCGCTACATTAACTGCATCAAATCCAGTTGTTGATATGTTATTAGCACCCCAAAAGGCATTATATAAGGTATTTAAACCCCTAGGAGTAATCATAACCGTTGGATTTGCGCTAAATGTCCGGGTAAAACTAACGGCTACACTAACCGGGGTTCCTGCGGCGGTCGTTGATGCGCTAACAATTCCCCATTCCATACATATCCCATTACTAAGGGTAATTCTACCCGTTAAAGAACCAACAACGAATTCGTCGGCGTCTATTAATCCAGTAATAGCTGTGGTTATCATTCCGGGAACTAAAGCGTTTATACGTGTGTTCGCTATATTTGGGATTATAGAAGTAAAATATTAGTCTCTTTTTACCCCTTATCAGATTGAATAGTGCGCTTATTATTTCAAGGTGATAAGGGGTAAAAAGAGACTAATATTTTACTTC